CCATTCCCATTTTCTCCATTATGATGATGGTGATGTCCTCCACCCCACCAGCGTCCGCCATATATTTTACCAGAAGGAACGCAATCTTTCAACTTAGCATCCCATTTCAATCCTGGTGGACACTTCTTACCTTCCATAAAGGTTGAGAATTTCATCAATTATCATCCTCAATTTCTTTTTTTATTTCCTTCTTCAATTCTTCCCTTTCTCTTGCCTTCTGTTGATTTTTATTTCTAGATTCTTGTTCATCTGCTACGTCTTTTTCAAATTTCTGTCTAGATTTTTTTGACTTCTCCACGGCAGATTGCTTCTGAGCTTTCTGTTTTTGAGCCAACTCTAGTCTTCTATCATTTAAATTTTCTTGAAAATCCCAGAAACTTTTCATAATCAAGCCTCATTTACTATATTAGCATTTTCCCACTTGTAAATATAAGGTTCTGCTTCAGCAGCTGCCTGAGTAGCATAAAGCTTTCTATTAGCAAATGTTTCATCCCATACATTACTACCCTTATAGTAGACTGTGCCTACACTAGGCATAATACTAGGTTTTTCTATACGGTAAGCCATATCACCAGTTTTTTAATTATTTATCTACTACAATATCTCTTTCAATCTGATCTTCTAATTTTTCTTTAGCAGCATTAACAGCAGCCATTCTTCTTTCGAGATTATCTTGCCAGTAAGTATATACTTCTAATACTTTCTTTTGTCGTTCTGTACGACTCATTTTTGAAAAACAAAACATTTTTATGAACGCAGGTCTCCTTAGATATTTATTTGCATAAAAAAAGACCTCCTAAAAGGAGGTCTTGTAAATGTGTGAAGATATAAACTTCTGATCACATTAGATTCTTAACAGCTACTCTTCTGTAGTAACGGTTGCTGTTAACATGAAGTCTGCCTAGACCTGGTGTTGTTCCTTCAGCAAATGGGTTAGCAACAATACCATATCTGGTCTTGAAGCCAATCTTGGGCTGGAAGGAGCCATCATCCACTGCTCTGACCATCTGGAGAGGTACATAAGGGCAATAGAAGAGTCCAGCATCATAAGGGGAAGAACCCTTATAACCAACAACATAATACTGGTTACCTGAGTTAGTTGCTGTATTAGCAGAAGCTAGGTTAGCAGCATATGGGTCAATGTAGACTTTAAACTTACCATTGATTGTTCCAGCAAATGTATTGCCAGTATCATCAACATTGAGGTTTGCATTGAGTGCAGGAGTGTAATCCAGGATACCTGCCATTGTTAGTGCAGAAGCAACATCAGCGGAGCACAGGACCATATTGCCCTTTCCACGTCTTGTTCTTTGTGCAATAGCATTAGCATCTCTTTCAATCTGGAATAGAAGTCCTTTGAACTTCTCAACAGACCATCTACCATTGGAGTCAATGTCAAGGTCAAACACACCAGCAGTAGCAGTGTTAGAAACAGCACCTTGCTCAGCAACCTTATAGATTGTTCTGATAACTTCTCTGTTGATCTCAGCGAGGATCTCAGTGGAGAGAATGTTAGCAAGTTCTGCTTCTGCATTAAGACCATGAATTGCCTTAAGGTCCTGAGCAAGCTCTAGTGAGTACTCAGCCTTCAGGGCTCTTGACTTAGCAGTAACGGTTACCTTCTCAATGGAGAATGCCATCTGGTTGAAGGCATAGTTGCCAGTACCATGAAGATTCTCAGCATCACCAGTAGGCATACCCTGACCTACATTGTAGGCAGTAGAGGTTGCAGTACCAGTTGGGTTAAGAAGGGAAGGATTGTCACCAGCTTGTGTGTCAGTACCAATACCAGCGTTAAGATCAGCAAAATCTCTGGTCAGTGTGGTGTTATCACCCTTATCTGTACCTGAGAATGGTGTATCTGCTTCATTGAATAGTGCTTCAGTTCCACTCTGTGAAGTGTAACGTGAGCGCATTGCAAAGATGAGTCCAGTAGGACCACTCATTGGTTGAACACCAGCAAGGTCATATGCGACCAAGTTTGGCATTGCACGTCTGATCAATGAGATCAGAACTGGGTCGAAACCAGCAACTGGACCAGCGGGAGTAGCATCACCACCGAAACCACCCTGAGCGCCAGCAGCATTAGCAGCGTTAGTTGGGACAGCTTCTTGAAGGTTAATACCACCAGCACTAAATGCTGTTTCTTCTTTTAAAAACTTTTCTTGATTTTCTAGCAGGACAGCGGTTACAGCTCTACGATGATTATCTTTAATCGGATCTAGACCTTCATAGTCTAGGAGAGGAGCCCACTTTTCCTGCAACTGTTCGGATTGGAACATTGCGATTTACCTAAGTAATTGGGTTTGATTTATAATATATTCAGTTCTGCTTTTTGAAATTGCCTAGTGCTCTTACATAAGCATCCATCCCTACAGCAGTAGGAGCGGTAGTACTATCTACACCTTCGGAAAGGGTCTGAGCATTAGAGGTTGTCTTAGCAGATTCAGTAGCAGTTCTTGTGAAGTAAGACTCCTTGAGAACTTCTAACTTTTCACGATAAGATTCTTCACTTTCAAACTCCACACTTTCAGAAAGTGATGCAAGCTTCTCTTTCTGAGTGACTGCTAGTCCATCAGAAACAGACTCAAGAATACCATTGGCAACCGACTCTCCGAGTCTGCTGTTTAAACCAATGTTCTTCTCAATTTGCTCATTGAGTTTGGTCTCCATATCATCTAGTTTTGTTACCATGCTTTCCAGCACATCATATTTCTCTTCAGGGATTGTTACATAATGTTCTTCAAATAGACCTCTCATTCCACTAAGGAAGGATTCAGTCATTTCGGTCTTAAGACCATGCTCTATTGCAAGAGTATTTTCTGTCATCCACTCTTCAGCAACATACTCAAGATACGAGTCAACACGTCCCCTTAGGGATTCTTTGACTGTTTCTGTCTCTTCTTTGAGTTTTGCTTCATACTGGATTTCAAGAGTCTCTTGAATTTCTTTTACTTTGGAATTCAAAGCAGCTTCAAAAATGAGCTTTGCTTTCTCTTTGAATTCTTCAGAGATTTCTTCTCCACCTAGGAGAGCATTAACATCTTCATCAATGTCAACACCATCATCAACTTTTTCAGATTCAGCAACTACTGTCTCATCTTCAGTCACTTGATCTTCCTCTATGGTTTTGTCTTCAGGAACTTCTGTCTCTTGCTTGAGGACCTTTTGATCACCAGGAACAGCCTTGGCATTAACTATGTCAGCCACGGTCTTGATCTTTGGTTCTTTGATTCTGGCAGAGTCATTAGTAGGACTGTAGTTCTCAGGGGTTGGCCCACCAAGATCTTCCCACGTGGCAGATTGCCCAGGTGTGATGTCAGCTACCTTCTCAGGAGGCTGAGCAGGCTTAGCGTTTGCATTCACAGCAGTTTTAGATTGCTCCATTTCTTGTAATTCGTTACCACGAGACATTTGTACAGCTCCGATTTCTTATGATTAAAATCTATATTTATTTAGTAGATTAGGATTTTACAATGAGTTTAAGAACTCATTAAAAATATTTAACTTATTTTCATTTAGTTGTTTTTGGTCAACTAATGTATTAATCTGCTTATAAGTTTTAGCAGCTTGTTGCTCTCTAAGGACTCCACCGTCCCAGATCCAATCTTTTCCTTCCATAATTCCTGAAACAAAAGCATCAGGTGCAGAAGGGTCTGCCACTATATCTGCAGCAGTTGATAGCATAAAGTCATCACTAACCACATTATATCCTTCACGAGTTGGTTTCAATGAACCAATTCCTCTTGAAGAAACTCCCAACTTGACTCCCTCATCAATGAGGTTCTTAGCAATATTACCCATTGGGGTATTCATAATCTTTGCTTTACCTATAAAATTATTTCCACTTTCTTTAAGTGCAATAATCTTATGGGAAACTCTATCAAGATTGACAGTAGGACCATCAGGATGACCAAGTTCTCCAAGTGCTCTTCCAGTAACAATATTGGATTCATTGTATCTTGCAACTTCCTTTCTTAGGATGTCCATTGGATACATTCTTCCATTTCTGTTTTGAAGATCTCCTTGTAGGAAAACACCTTCTATGTACAGAGACTTCTTACCATTGCGTTCTTCAACGATAAAGTCAACTGATTCTATTTCTTCTCTAATGAGTTTCATCAGGCATCTCCGGAAACTTGGACTTGTTGATAATATAATGCCCCATATGGTTGGGTAGCAGTTCCCTTCACACTAACCAAAAGATTTGATCTTAGTTCAGAGTAATTTATACCAGTAAAAGCAGTAGCACCAGCACCTATACCATAATCATGAGTTACTGTAACTTTTGTACCAGGACCCCAATTACCATCAGCAGATTGATTAATACTGGCAATTGCTAAATCACTAAATTCCCAATGCTTATTAGCAGCACTGTCTGTTGTTAGTGATACTTTTTGACCTTCAAAAAATGGACATCCTGTACCTTCTGGGAAGAAAAGTGTAACTGTTGTTCCAGAAGTTGAAACTCCAACTACTCTTTGGGAAGAAGGTCTTCCTACATTAATGGTTGAAGATGAATCTTTTCCAACCACAAAATCAGTTGTGGCAGCAACAGCAGTATTACCAACTGCAACATGACAAGAAGCATTTTCAGTAATTACTCTTATTGTGTCTGATTTATGAGCAAATTTAGCACTATAACCTACTGCTGCATTAGCAGCTATGGCTACAGAAGCTCCAGATCCTACAGGTTGAAACGCCATTATTTTAAATTACAATAGTCCTATACGTTAGTTATTTATTAAATTTTAAGAATCAGCTATTTAAGCTTCAACCTCTGCTTCACTTTCTATTTCAGTATCAGTATCCAACTCTGCTTCAGTTTCTGGATTATCCAGATTTACATCATTATCGAATATTGATGCTGCCACGTCAGGTCGAATTTTTTGAATATTCTCTGCACTTTTGGCATATAAAATATCCTTAATCTTATCGCTAATTTGCGAAGGTGATTCATCAGTCGCCAACAAATCCATTAATTCATCCATATCTAAAAAGAATAATACAACTTAGCAGGGTTATTTATATCTCTCCACCCTTGGGAGACTCAAACTTTTTTTCCTGTGGTGAAGGATCTATGGGGTTTGCTCCCATGTCTCCATTAATTTGAGGAGCTGCAGGGTCCAAAGGCATTCCAGTCTCAGGATCTATAGGTGCATTAGGATCAGGAATTACTCCATCTTTAATTTCTTGTTCAATGATCTTATCCTGTTCAATGATTTCACCATCAGTCTGTCTGAGAATCTGTCTCCTCACATAATCAGCAGAGTAGTACTTACCAATATAAGGTTCTGCTGCGCCAGCAAGATTGAGTCTTTCTTGTAGAAGTTCAGAATCTTTAAGTTCAGCAAAGTGATTATCATAAAGATAATCATACTGAATATGATCTTCCATCACATCCCAATCTTCTGGGGTTATGATGTTCTTTAAGATAAGTTGAGTTTTTAATATGTCACTAAACAGATGAGAGAATCTCTTCCTCATTCTACCTACAAACTTACTAAACTTAACTTCATCTCTAAGAATTTCAGAAGATCTTCCAAGATTAAATCCACCTTCTCCACTAACCCTAGTTTCAGGTACATTTAATGACCTATAAAGCTTCTTTTGGAAGTAATTAATGTCTGTAATTTCTCCAAGATTCTGCCCACCAGGAAGGGTGGTGATTTCAGTTCCCCTACCCCCTTCTCGTCTAGGAAGCCAGAAGTCTTCCATCATAGACATAAATTTTTTATCATCACGAACCTCACCTGTGTTAGCATCATAGACAAGTTTATTTCTATAACGCATCATTACATCACGTAAATACTGCTCTGCTTTAACTTTAGGTAGATTACCAACATCAATATAGAAGATTCTTCTTTCTGGTGCTCTTGATAATCTATAAATTACTAAACTATCCTCAATCATCATTAATTGATTGAGTGGTTTGATTGCTTTATGTAACCAAGAAAGAGTTGATCCCTTATTCCTATCTACTAATCCAGAAGTACAATAAGTGACAGAATCACGGGTCATCTTAATTCCTTTTGCTGGATTTCCTCCACTACTAGTATAAGTCTGACCAGTATTAGTTCCCTGAGGAGTAAAAATAAAATATTCTTCTATATCTGGAAAATTATATGCTGTTACATCTTCTCTTGCTAATCCGTTACCAACTGCATTCCCAGATTGCTTTTTTATCTGGCGTATAAAACGCATCTTGGCAGAATCAATATATCTTAATTCCTGAATTCCTTCGTGAGGAGCCTTTTGGTCTATTACTTTATTATAATAAAGTCTTCCATCGATATACCAATTTCTGAATATTTCGTGTGCTTTCTTATCAAAATCTAAAAGTTCAAGAATAAACTTAAACTCTTCTCTTATTTTTTTCTTTATGCCATCACTAGCATTTAAATTCTCTAGATCAATTTGTATTGGACTATCATTAGTATCAGCTACAATTGCTTCATTTACAATATCCTCAATTGCACTATCACATTCTGGATACAAAGACATCTGACGATATCTTCTTAATAAGTCATTCTCAGTTCTATATACACCCTCAATATCTACATACGAACCAAAAAACCCGGAACTGACATAATGCTCCGATCCATCCTGTTGATTAGGAGGAACCGGAGATATTACGCCAGGTGGGGTTTGATCCGTATCTTCAATAGAGAAACCAAATAATCTCGCCATGTCAATAATACTACTAGAAGTTTATCCTTCTAGTATTTATCAAGAAATTAAAACCTCTCCTGAGCCACCACTTGATTGTAATGAATTGCCAATTGTGAAGTACTGAACCTGGAATGTTACATCAAATTCCTCAGGTGTATCAGTAGTATCATAACTTAGAGCAATTTCAGCAACTGAAGTAGGGAAGATATCATAAAACTTGTATGTTCTGAGAATAGAAGATTCTGCACCATCATTAGAACCAGAAGCAACTCCTGCTCCTCTTCCTAACTGTTGAACAAAAGCATCAGACATATAAGAAGATGGATTAGTAACACCAGTGGCGTCATCCAACTTACTCATAGCATTTGCCCATGTTTCAAAGGCAGTTCTTATTCTAAAATCTTCATCATTTATAACTGTAACTGTCCAAGGATCGAATGTCCTATCTCCAGCTACATGTAAAACTCTTCCTCTAAAAGGAATAGTCACATCTCCTATATTTGAAGCAGGAAGTGTTGCTGCTTTACATAAAAATTTAAAGACTCCATTTTCTCCATCATCACCTGATCCCCATGCTCCATTAACTGAAGATGGGAAAGTAGGAATTGAGACTTCAAATAAATTGGGGCGGGCAGCGCCACCTGCCAGTTTTGCTTTAAATTGTGAAAGTGTTCTTGTTTCTGCCATTAGTTGGTTCCTCCTATGTTATTTAATAAAGTTAAACAGTTCCTACAACTTCTTCGAATGCAACACCAGTTCTGGTAGCAACGAAGGTCAAAGTGACATAGTTAATAGATTTAGTTGGCTTCAAGTAAATGTCAGCTCTGAATTCATTATTATCAATAACATCAGGGGTGTTATTAGTTTCATCACAAACAACTAGGAAGTCATATAGACCTCTCTTAGCTTGGACATCCCTTAAGTAAGGTTCAACAATGTTAACAAAGTTCGACCTAGTATTTACATCATTTAGTTCGAACAGTTGAGCATTTGCAGCCCCTTCAAGTGATTGTTCCACTGTAAGGAACAGTCTTCTAACATTGATTCTATCGAATGCAGATGCATAACCAAGAGCAGTCTTATCTCCAAAGAGCATAATACCAATACCCTTTTGATTGATAATTGGATTAACTCTTGCAGAGTAAAGAAGATCTCTTTGATCCTTATTAGGAGTATATGCTAGTTTAACAGCATTATTCAGAATTCCTCTTTGTTGACCAGCAGGTGAGAACCAAGGATATGCATTGATTCCTGTTCTTACCATCAATCCAGCAACGTCTCCATTACATGGGATCCAACGGAATTCATTATTAAATCTGTCATACATGTACTTATAACCAGTATCAAATACACCATAGGATGAAGATGATAGTGGACTGTAGTACTTAAGTAAATTATTTGTTGCTGTTGTTGTGTTTGAAACATTAACAACATTTGCTCTGTGAGGTGAAATACAAGCAACACAATCTTTTCTATCACCTGCAATTGAGAGCAGGAGGTTTGCTTTTGCTTGAGTTTGAGCTTCTACAGATAGACCAGGACCCATAATTAGGAAGTCTACTGCAACATCATCTTTGTTAGAGAACTTATTATAAGATGTCATCAAGTTTCCTAATGTAGCAGTCATTCCACCACCAGAAACATAGTTCTCACCACCACCTAGAGTATAAGTAACATTTCCTATGCTACTGAAGTTAACTCCCTGTGCAGATTGTCCCCAAAGACCATCACCAGTTGTTACTTTAACGTAATCTGAGGAGAATCCATCAGCTTTAGGGTCAGTTAACCAGTAAGCATCAACTCCTTGTGATGGGTTGTAACCAGCCCATATCTGAGCTGAATTGTCTACAAGGAAATCCTTATAGTATGTCTTCTTGCCAGATTCGCCATCTGCAACTGTATCTTTTGCTTTAGATAGGAAACTATGCTTCTCAAGGATGTTCCCTTGAATTCCTGTAATGTCTCCAGTGTCATCTACGATAACAATATGACAAGCATCATTCTGTCCTTGTCTGTTGGAAACATAATTACTTGTTACAGGTTTTGAAGCAACTGCTTTCCAATAAACTGTAGAATTAGTTAATCCAAGAGTCTGTTGATCATACCAATCAACTGAAGTAGCTGCGGATCTAGATACACCAGAAGCACCACCTCCACCAGTATTGATACCAGAATTATTGACTAACCATAGAGTGTCAGATACTTCAAAGGATCTAGCAGGATCACTTTCCTGATAGTTAATCTGTGTTTCAGTTCCTGCACTAGATACTCTAGAGAATATCTTAACATCTATTGTACTGTTAGAAGCAACAGCGTCTGTTGAAACGCCTGTAATAATACCTTTTAGATAACCTGTAAAACCTGAGGTTGAACCAGCACCAGGGATAACTACGTTATCCAATGTTGATGTAATACCATATCCAATTACCATTCCAGCATTCCCTGGATTAGTAGTAGCAATTCCAATTGTTTGGTCAGCAGCATTGTCAATGAAGCAAACCTTCATTGTATTAGCCCAATTACCTGGGTTCTTTGCTCCATAATAGAAATCTGTGGCAGTTGTATGATTTGCCTCATAGTCATCCTTATTTTCTATCAATAAGGAATCTGTTGACGCAATACCTACACCAGCATTAGCATTATTTAAATCATCTCCACTTGTTCTTACTACCTTTAAAACTCCTCCATAACTCAGGAAGGAAGAAGCAGTCATCCAGTACTCGTACTGGCTATCAGAAGAGAGTGGTTTACCAAATGTATCGATGAATTGTTGTGATGTTTGAATATCCACAACTTCATTAACTGGTCCAATCTTAAATGGACCGGCAATAGCACCGATGTTATCTAGTACATTCTCAGCTCTTCCGACTGTTAAATCAACTTCCCTGATTAATACACCAGGAGATAATTGAGGAGTCGCCATGTTATTTTCCCCTAAAGTCTCAGTTTATCTAAAAATATTTATTAAAATCACCATTTACATGTAGTCCCACATATAGGATCTATCACCATATTCATCAGTATGCCATCTATCTCCCTCTTCATCAACAAAACTCCCTTCATCCAATCCATCATCAACAAAACCAAAAGGAGCCATATCTTGTTCTATCTGATTTTTTTGATCTTCATATAATCTTTTTCTTACATCTTGGTCGGTGAGTTCCTTAAAATAATCTTGAGCAACAAGCCATGCATATATTACAAGGCACATAGCTAAATCATCATTACAACCTTCTTCTGCTTCAAATGAATTATGTTTTTGTATGAAAGTTGTCAATTCACTCATTATTTCATAATCTTTAAAAAGCAACTTATCTGCCTCAATCATAGTTTTGAGATTTAATGATCCCACTTTCTTCACAGTCTTGGACATTTTTACTCCAAGTTGTGTTTTCTTTCCTGAGAATCCCTGTCCTACAACTTGACCTGCTCTACCTCTCATGGAACACATAAGAAGATTCTCATATTCTAAATCATAATTTATAATAGATGCTACTTGATCCCCAACATCATTTACTTCACAAAGAATAAATGCTTGATTATATTGTGTTGCTACCTCGTATATTATACTAGGAAATAACATGGGTTTAATTTCATTATCCCTATACTTCGCAACAACTTGATGCGGGAACTTTGTAATATCCACAACAACAAATGCAGAATAGTCATTTCCTACTCCCCTTGCAACGTCCACAGTCATGGCATAATCATGATCCTTTTTGACATTTTCGTAAATATCTAATCCAGCATTTTGTTGGATAGGAGCATCATAAACTAAAGTCCTCAACTTGCTAGGAGCAATAAGAGTATCAACTGATCCTAAGAATTCGCATTCAAACTCAATTTTAAACTGTGATTCTGACGTGTTAGCAATAGTTTGTCGTCTCCACTTTTCATCCCTACCAGGAACTTCAGTCCAATGAACATCTGTAGGGATATACTCATTCTTACCACGTTCAGCATCATGCCACAAACGGTAAAAATGATTCATACCGTGTGGTGTTGAAACTATTATGACTTTTGTTGATTTACCAGAAGTAATAGTAGGATAAACAGAGGCAAAGAACGAATCAGCAATGTGATTTGGGACGAACGCGAACTCGTCGAGAAAGAGGATGTTAAACGACATACCTCGGACAGCAGATGCAGATGTAGAAGCTGCCAATATCTTACTGCCATTTTCTAACTCCAATGAACCTCTGTTCCATGATAAAATACCTTGTTGCATCCATTTGGGTAAATTTTCATAAGCAATCTGCAACCTACCCAAAAGTTCTCTTGCAGTTGCTGCTTTATTAGCTAGTATACCAATATTTACACTAGAATTAAAGACCGCATAATGAAGCAAGAATGCTACAACAGTGGTAGATTTACCAGTCTGTCTAGGCATCTTACATATATTAAATCTCTGCTCATGAAAATTTTCAATTAATTTCTCTTGAAAATGGTATGGTGCAAAAGGTTGTAAACCTTCATCTAGAGTAACAATTTTAATATAATTCTTAGCAAAATATACCGGATCGTCTTTACACTTGACGTATTCCTCTACATGCTCCCTTGTAAATTCAATAGGAGTATTTGCTTTTTTTAGATTAGGATTACCAAGATAAATTTCAGCAGAACTCATAATTTAAAATCCTCAATTAATTTGCAGTGAATCCGTCTCCCTTACCAGCATGAATATATGGATCTCCATAATTAACAGCAGAAATTGTACAATTTCTTAGAATAGCACTAGGATAAACCTGATTTAAAGCCGTTTGAACTTCCTTCTTACTAGGTTTTCCTGGTTGAGGGAAGAACATCTTACAGAAATAAGTTTTTCCTCTCCAACTATACATTAATTCATATACATTCCCATTCTGGGCAGGAATTCTAGTTGTTGCTACCTCTTGAATAGTGTCTCCTTCTGGTTCATAGGACTGCATATTCACAGTCTTCTTCTTATTCACCTTAAGAACACTATTAACATCTCTAGCAGCTTGACCAACTGCCTTCACTCCTGATGCTACACCCTTACCAAATTCAGACTTCTGTACTTTTCTTACAGTATCACGTACCTTACGAACTCCTTTTAGATCTCTAGCCTGAGCATTTCTAACTGCACCTTTAATCTTACCTAAAAGACCTACTCTAGAAGTTTCCTTCTTTGGTTGAGTTTCCTTTGCTTTTTGTACTCCACTGTCAACCTTCTTTTTAACTGCATCAGCCTTTTTAGAAGTAGATCTTACCAACTTAGGTGTCTTAAATGCCCTAGTAGCAGCAGCACGTTGAAGAGTGTCTTTTGGAGTACCTCGTTTAACTGCATCAGATTTGTCTGCTTTAATGTCAGCAGCCTTTTTCTTTGCAGTCTTAAGAGATCTTACATTCATCTTACGGGCATCTCTTGTCACACCAGTCTTCTTATAAACTTTACCAGAAGGACCAGTCCAACTATCCTCTTCAAACAACGAATCAGAAGCCTCTAAAACAAATTGAGAAAAATCATCAACTCCTACTTCTTCTATGATTATATCCAATCCATCCTCATTAATCCCTTCTTCATAAAGATAATCAGCAACTGTTTCTGAGCACTCATCAATTAATTCTTCAGTTATTTCTTCACCCAACCATTCTCCACCTTTTTGCTCATACCATTTATATGCCCACCCATGAGCTTTATTGGAATAAAAATCAAATCTTTCTTCTGCTAAATTCTTTGCTCTTGCCCACAACTTCGGATTGGTAGGCTCATTATTAGACTCTAGAATATGTAGAGACTTTTGTGCCTCAGCTCTTTCTAAGACTCTTTCAACAATTGCGCTTGCCATCTTTTAGGACACCTTTTCTAATATTTATCTATAATCCAATTATAGTTAGAGGATCTGTATACACAGTTGCTATACCTGCAGAACTAACTTCAACTCTATTACTTTGGAAATCAAGTTGAGACGCATTGGATTGACTTGTACCATCGCTTTGAATACCGACAGAACCAAATCTATTCACTACGCTGATAAGTTTAGGCATTTGCAGTCTCTAGAATACTTAGAATGAGTTTTAAAGTACTATTAGCACTTGCTGAAACCTGCATATAATCGTTTGTTTCTAAAACTAATTTACCATCCATAGGTATGAATGCATCATTAACTGGCACATTTCCTTCTTTGATGATTTGAGTAGTAGTACTAGATCTAACATGAGACATAGTAACAGTAGCTGCAGCTGACCCTACATTAGTCACATGCGCATAAAGAATAATAGCAGTATAACCAGTTGGCGCAGTATAGGCAGTTTGATTAGAAGTAGTTATTTCTAATGTTTCTGTTTGAAATCTATTGAGTGCTAATGCCATATTAACTAAGTGCCAAGATGAATGGTGTCATTTCTGAGAATAAACTCTTAGTGAAAGCCCTTCCACTAATTGTACCTGTGCTTTGATTTATTTGCAAATTATCACCTATCCTGAAATTACCAGCTTGATCAGTACTTGTATAAAGTACTTTTCCACCATCTTCAGTAATAACTTCATTTGCTTGAACTGTTACTCCTCCACGTTTTGGTGTTGCCATAGTAATGGTATTACCAGATCCAACATATTCAAAAGTATGAGAACTAGCAATAATTCTACTAGCAGGATAGAAGTATGCAGTTGACCCAACACCAACGGTACTCAATAATTTATTTTCTAGAGTTAGTGTGGATATTCCAGATACAACAGGAGTTGAACTATTTATTGTGTAATAAATTGGATCTACGCTAGCGGTAGCTGTACAATCAGTACCCCCTCCTCCACTAACAGTGACTGTAGGGGCAGAAGTATATTGACCACCACCATTAATTAAAGTAATAGCAGTTATAGTACCTCCCTCTAAGGTTGCATAAGCAGTAGCCCTTTCTCCATTAGGACCTGTTGGGGCACCAATAGACACAGTGGGAGTAGAAGTATAATTGCTTCCTCCAGCAGTTAAATTAATCTTCTTCACTTCATAATAAAGAGTATCAAAATAAGCAACTTGACCATCATAAGGTCTTGTATAATCTAATATTGCCTTTCCTCCTCCAGAACTATAGGTATGAGCAACTGTAGATAAACCAACATTAATTACAAAAGAAGTTGTTGATGGAACAGAATCCACTTCAAAGACATATGGTTTTTGATAGGGATATACCTTAGTTCCATAAGAACAAGTCAGAGTCATATCTGAAATAGATACACCCATCCCAACTCCAAATCCATGAGCAGCGCTTGTAGTAACAGTAGCAACTCCTAAATTATTATCATATACAAAATTAGTAATAGTATAAGGTGTAGTACTTAACCCACTTATAGAGATTTCTTTAGTATCTACTGTTCCTGTAGAAGTAACAATACCAGTATATTCTAAATTACCAACTCCTCTAGAAACTAATCCATATGTACCAAAACTACAATTACTATTTGCTATATCAGCTTGTCCTCCTTTATCACAAGTAACTGCTTCATCACAACATATAGTGAATAATGAAACAAGTTGAGCAAATCCATCATTAGTAACAGCAACTCCTACCCCACCTTCATTGTATTGGGTGAAAGCATCAACGTTCATTGCTTTCAATGATCTTGCTTGATTTCCATCTATTCTTATACCAGTTCCTGTTGTAGTCTTACTAGTACAGTTCTGTACATAAGGTCCTTTCCAAGGTCCTCCTCCGACATTCTCAGCAATAGTATGGGTTGGGAATCCAACAGCAGCAGCAGGTGCAACATGATTTTGCATAGTCATGTTTGCTAACTTAACTCCTTTCCTCACTGAGAAAATATCTTTATGTGCTGTACTACCACTTACATTTACAGATCTTTGATCATCTCCAACAATAGAAACATTAGCAGGGACTTCTATTGGATTTGTTTCTTGATAAGTTCCAGATAAAACTTTAATAGTATATCCAGCAGTAGCAACTCCACAAGCACCAGCAATAGTTAATTTAGCATTATCAATTGATGTTCCATTTTCAGCATCACTACCATCTTTTGCAACATATAAAACATTAGGTGCAGAGTTAATACCAGT